GGGTGATCGTCATGTCAGTAATACGCCGGTCCTTCTCCGCAACCAACTGGTCACGCTCGCCGATTTGTTTCTTGTAAGTCCCTTCGGCTTCTTCGTACTTCTTCTGCCTGACAAGCTCATCCTGTTTCAGCTTGTCCTGCTCTTTCGCGTGTTCTTCTTTAAACTTCTTAAGATCATCATAATCCTGATACTTACTACGTTCGCGGGCGAGGCGCTCACCCAAGAGCCTCTCAAGTTCTGGCTGTGTAAAAACCTTTTCTCCACCTTCTCCGCCCTTCGCGCCCTTACCGGCATCGCCGCCTTCACCTTCAACGCCGACAAGGTTTAAATACCAGTTAAGAATTTTCCTTACCATCGTTCCCTCCGTTTTTACCGCTAGAGTTAGCGTTTTTAAATAAGTACGGGAAACGCCTCTTGGCATCTCCACCGTTCCCCTGCGCGTTTGCGTCAGGAGTTTTCTCCATGTCATCTATCATTTCAGAGAGTTTGTCCTCTGGTAGCCTGGGGAACTTCTTTTGGATGATCGCTTTCTTAATTTCCTTGTTGAACTCTTGACCGATACTGATACGGATAAGTTGTTCCGCTTCGTCAAGGTCGGACTTTAAGTCTTTCATTGAGAACTCCGTCGGATAATTAACAAATCCTTCAAACTCCCCGCCGTCCTGCCTTGCGAACTGTTTCCACATCCTTGTTTCGGCGTCCTCAAGGTTGCCAGCCTTCATTGCCAACGTGCTGTTGGTTTCGTTGAAGTCCCATGCCTTGCTTGTGCCGGACTTCGGGTCAGCGGTCTGTTGCTCTTGCCCTGAAGATGATCCGCCTTCCAGTTTAGCTAATTGAAAAATCTTATGAACTTGTCTGTCGATATGCGAGAACATAACCTCGGCATTGGCGGGCGGTGGGGAAACATATTCGGGAGCGTTCCGTCCTTCGGGATAAAGTAATCCCTTACTGGTCCCAATAGTCAGGTCCTTATACTCATCAGCCGAACCTTGAACGGCAAGGAACGCAAATGTCTGGTTACGCAGAATCTCGCGCAACTCCGAGCATGAGTTGTAAATGTCCCTTGAAATGAACGCAATATCAGCCAACTGCGATATGCCAAGAAAATTCTTGGCTTTCTTGCTTTTCTTATCGAACACGCAGGTTATCGGCACTTCACCTGCCGTGTGAAGCCCCCGCGCGATCTCCTTATACTCGTTGTCGTAAACGACCCATTCCTTCCGCGTCCATAATCTGTATTTGCATTGGTTTTTTACGTTGGCGTCGAAGTTAAACGGGTCTATGTTCGCCTCGGCCTCGTCCTTGATAAGTACCCAGTAAGGCAACCCAAACGCATCCAAAGACCAGTTGATAATGTTGCTTGGCCTTAACAGTGTGTAATACGGGAACAGGCCAACGTCCATCTGGTCGCGCAAAGTAACGACCTGCCTGCCTTCTGGTATCGCGGGCTTATCGCATAGCACAAAGCAATGCCCGAACACCTGAGCCTGCTCTGCCATTTGCTTACGGAACTCGACCATTGAACTGCCCATGCGGTCAACGTTGTTCTCGGTTGCCGTTATGGTCGTTTCGTTGATACCCTTCATATCCGTAATGACCGGCTCTTTAAATAAGTGATTAGTGTATATATCAATCACAGGCGCACAGAAGTTGTAATAATACGACATCTCAATGCGCTTGCGGTAATCTTCTTCACGTTCTTTTTTGTGCTTGAACATATTGCCGGAGAACATCGAGCTTATGGTCTTGCCGTTGACCTTGACCACAATGCCGGTGTCGCTTGAGGTCTGGTCTAGTTTGCCCTGGCAGTAGTCAACCCCGCCCTCGTAGCTGTCCATCATAAACTGCCAGTACCAGAAATACCGCGTATAGATCGGATTAGGATTTTCTACGAGAAATTTAACGTCGTTCATGTTCTGTCCTCATTTTTTCAGCTAATGAAATCCTTTCCGCTTTGCCCGGATGCGTATTCCCGTTGTGTTCTAATTTGTCCATAAGCGAAATAAAACCGTCATAGTCTTTTGTTCTGTTAAGTGCGTATTCGTCAGCCATCAACTCAAGCCTGCGCCTGAAAGCATTAGTCATCGGCACAAAGAAAAGCATGAGAGCAACTCCGATGAACCAATAGCCTGTCACAAAAGAAGCAAACGTCAGCCCGGTCTGCGCTAACATAAAAAGCAATATCTGTATGCGGTCATGACCTTTCTCATGCGCTAACTCATGGAAAACCAGCACCGTTCGCTCACGGTTCGTCAGCTTCTGCGATAACGCCGGGTCAATGTAGATCATGCCTCTCCACACCGTTGCGCCCATTAAATAAAAGCCTTGTTTATAATCCAACATCTCGATTTGCTTTTAATGAATTCAGCAAACTGCTCTCTTGTGTTATTCTGCTTCCCATAAGTCTTATGAAATTCGTTATGGCAAGGGATGCAGAGACAAGAGCCGTTGTTTATGCTCAACCTCAACCTTTTATTGCGGGAAAAACTAACAATATGGTGTGCGTTGAATTTTACCCCCGTCGCTCCGCACCCATCACAAGACCAACAACTTTTCGCCAACACGCCCCAACGCCAAATCTGATATGGCTTTGTTATCCTGACGATTGCATTTGGACCAGCAACTCCGCCGTGCCAATTTGGATTTCTCTCTCCACTCGTTTGTGGACGAGGAACTCCGCGCTGTTTTTCGGCTATCTTTCTCTTGGTTTCCTCGGAGTGTTTGTTCCCTTTATGTGCGTCAGACATTATCTGTCTTTGTTCTGACGTCATCAAAACCCCACGCCTTAATCGGTTTCCTTTTAGGAATTGATGTTTTGGGATGTTGCCGGGCTTAAACCCTGTTGATAAGAGTTTATTGATCTGCTCTTGACTGCGTTTATAGATACCAGTTGGCATATTAAATCTTCAATCCTTCAATCCGACCCCGGACAATCGGAAAACAGTAGTAAATTAAATACCCAAGAGCATCTGAGATATGACCTATTTTCGTATCTCGCTCTTGGGCTTTATCAAGCCTTCCATCCGCAAGGCTCTCACGCTTGTTCATGTCGTTGATTGTCTTGGGACATGTCTTTGGGTTTACTTTGTATCTCGTGTTATTGCCCCTGTTCTTAACGAACGAATTAACCGTGTTTATCCTGTCACGCTGTTCAGGGTTGTGCGTTCTTGCCCTGACCGTGAACCCCGCGTCTTTTAATATCTGAATGTCCGTCTTATGCGCGTTAGACCTTTCGCTCTCTCCTGTTGAATCTGGATATATAACTATTCGACCTGGCGATTTAAACCGCCTTATGATCTCGTCACGCATTTCAAATGTGTTTGAATTGTTAAGCCAAATCTCACCAAACTGCTCATAAGTGTCGCTATTAACGTGTCCAACGGTTGCCGTCATTGGGTCCACATTGAAATCCATTCCGATTGATATGACCTGATCTCGCTCGACAATGGAACTGTCAAGGTTGTGCTGTCCGAACTCCTTGTAAGCTGCGCCCTCGTATGTTTCATAAGACCCTTCATACTCCTGTCGAAAGGTCCTCTCATCCAGCTCGCGCCTTACATCCTCAATTTCTTCTTGCGAAAGAACGTCAGAACTGAACCAATGGAAATAAGCCCACTCTCCACTGCTTACATAAGACCCGCGCTGCGCCTCGGTTGTTGGTATGGCCCCATCACACGCTTTCAAGGCCATGTCGTAGTAGAAATTCCGACCCTCTGGTACTCCGTCAAGCAATGCCCATCCGTTTGTATCAGAAAGAACCGGCCTGATATTACTGGTCCACGCTAACGGACCCTTTAGGTTTCCAAACTCTGTTATGTGGCAGCCATGCCATGGTTGTCCTTCAATGCGCTCTGGTTTATCAAGCCCGACTATATGGATTTCGGACCCATTAAACAGCCTTACATACAGATCCGTCTCGCTTTTGTAGTTCCGAAGTAAGGACGTATCTTTAACAACGCTCTCCCAGAAAATGTCCTTTGCTTGTTTATGTGTTGGCGCTCCATGAAAGTAGCGCCCAGGCTTCTGTAGCGCGCGAACAAGCAGCTTTCTTTTGCCAATGAGCGTTTTACGCGAGCGTCTGCCCGCTGGGTTCACCACAAACCTGTGGTTGTCGTGGTAATATGCCGCCTGTATTGGTGTCAGACCGTATAATTGCGTCGGCAATCTTTTGGAAATATTGGTCTGCATCTGGAATATCTATCTCCCTGCTGTCCACTTGGTCTAAATACTGCTTGCCAAGCCATATCGCCATGCCAGCCGACTTCTTGGCAAGGTTGAACTGCGTGCGTCGCAATCCCATCTTTCCTACTTCCAACCCCTTTTTATAAGCAGACGAGAAGTCCTCCCTTGACTTCAGGGTTGTGTCTGGAATATCAAGAAACGCCGCGATCTCTTTTATAGAGCATTGAAGCCTTCCCAACTTCTCAACAACCTTGAGGTCAATGTCTCTTTTTGGTCGTCCTGTTCGTGGCATTTATCAATACCCATAAAATAAAAGTCCGGCGCATCTAACGGGCCTCGTTTTTTAAATGGCAACTTTGGCTGTGACCTCGCAGATAAAACGCCGGACATATATAAACAAAAACCCCGGCGAACCGCTGCGCGCAGATCACCGGGGTAGAAAGTGGCAGAAGTAAGGCGTCCCAAACTTCTAATTAAAGGCTAACATGAATTTTGAATTTCTTACAAACTATTTAATATTTCTTTTTTCCTGTGCTATACCAACACATCCATACACTCACCGCACCCCAGGAACACACTGCGGTGTGATCCGTCGTCTTGCTTTTTTAACTGCATGTTCTCGTGGTAAACGGTAGGGCCGGAGATCGTGCGCTTGTGGTCATGGTGCTGCACTTCGCTCCTTGTTTCCCCGCAATACACGCAAACAACCCCATGATGTTCCTCGCTCCAAAAATGATTGCAGTCTGATCGTTTTCTCATTAACTGTCCTTTCTTTTTATCGGCTTAAATTCGCTGAACCGCAAACAGTCGTTACACCGCTTGTCCCTGTTTTTACAGGGCCGGATGCAATAGCTTGATCGTGGACCGCGTGGCCATGATCCTTTGCTCATCTTGTCACCCAAAAATAAATCATTGGATACGCGATCAACATAGATATTGCACCGAAGATAAAACCCATGAAGAAGGTCATACTCTCCCCTTTCGGCGGTTCCCTATCAATTCCTTTGCGAACGACGGTTCCATGCGTTAATTGCGTCTTTTTTATATGTGAACCAGTATGTGTGCATGTTCCCAAATAAAGAACATTGGTGGTGAACCATGTAACCGTCTTTAGAATACGTTTCCGGTCGTCCGACATTCATGCTTGCTTCCCCACCGCAAAACGGACACGGCTTCATCTCAGTCTTTTTCATGGCTTCCCTCCTTTTGGGACGATGCCGGAGCCGTGGCAGTCGGGGCAATTTTTATCGTCTCCGTGAATTATCTTTGACCCATCTCCACCACACAACGAACACACCTCCGCCACAACCTCAGGGTGTTGCTTGACGATGTTCAAAATGTCAAAAGCATAATCTTTCCAACATTCGTCCTTATCGTACTTAGACAGCCACTTACTTAAATACTGCTCTATCTGTTCCTCCAGCTTCTTTTCTTCATCCATCATTCACCTCCCTTGTCAATCCCCGTCCTGCGGTGGCAGGGTTCCCTTAACGTATTCAATAAAATTCTCCACCACCTCCCTCGGGATTTGCACCATTCCGAGTTGGGAGCGGACGAGCATGCAGATGTCCTGTGCTAGTTCCCGAAGCGAGCGTTCATCCTCTCTATACTTCTCAACTTGCCGCATCACAACGTCTGATAACCAGTCAGGTACTTCTTCCCGTCTTGCCGCTAGCCATTCTCTCGGCGTCTGCTCCGTTAGCGTTGGCTTTCCCGTTGCATTGTCAATCGCTCTGTCAACTGAACCTTCGCCTTGTCCGAATATTCCAGTTGGCGTTGGCTTGACCGCATCACAATTCATACAATGCGAAGTTACATTGGGGTCAGCACACCAGCTACATTTGCATGAACATTCTGGCTTGACCTCTGGCTTCTCGGCTTCGGGATTACCGTGAGCTATCGGCTTGTCAAAATCCGGCGGATTTAACCAATCTGACTCTTGATATAATCGCTCAATAGCCTTTTCAACATTCAACATCCATATTGATTTTCCGTTCATCTTTTCCTTCCTCCTTGTTGGACGGGCGGGGATTAAACAACCTTTTTCCAGTAAAGAAATGAGTGTTCAAAATGGCTTCGGTGAAACGTACTGCACCAACGCATACCGTCCGGCGGATTTCTTACGGCTTGATTTTCATGTTCATCGCAGGTAAAAACGCTGTCATCCTTGCACCAAGAGCAATCGTCTTTACCGTATGCCGAGCTTCTTGGGTTTGACCGTGCGCCCTCCAGAAGATAACCCACTTCTTGTGTCGCAGGTTCACCACATTCAAAACAC